TGGTCATCTGGATCGAAGAATGGCCTGCGAAGGTCATGATCTCCTTGATCGAGAAGCCTTGTTCGATCCACAGAGACACGGCGAAGTGGCGCAGGTCGTGCCAGCGCATCTTCACCTCGACCTTTTCCTGCAGCTTGCGGAACCGGTCCTGCGTGCGGGTGTGTTGCAGGATCCCGCCCTGCGGCGCGGGGAAGGCCAGCCCCAACTCACTTTTCGGGCAGCGCAGTTTCCAGCGGCGCATGGCGTTCAGCACCATCGGCCCGGCAGGGATGTCGCGGAACCCCGCGCGCGATTTCGGCTCGCCCATCTGGTTGTAGGCGTCGGCGCGCTGGCGGATGTGGATAAAGCCCTTGTCGAAATCGACGTCCTGCCAGCGCAGGCCCCGCAATTCGGAGGCCCGCAGACCGCCCAGCGCCGACACGATCAGGTGCGGCTTGAAATCCTCTTCGGCGGCCTCGATCAGGGCGCGGATCGCCTCCTTGGACGGCACCGGGGCCTTGTGCTCGATCCGGCTGGACTTGATCACCCGCACGCCGTGCGCGGCATTGGTGAACAACTGGCCGTTGTCGATGGCATGGTCGAGGATCAGCTTCAGCACGGAAATGGCGCGGCGGGTCAGATGTTCGGACCGGCCATTCAGCAGCAGCCGGTCGCGCAGTTCATTGACATGGCGGCGGGTCAGTTGGGCGATCAACTTGTCCCCGATCCCGACCTCCGGGTCCTTCAGGTGCAGCCGTACATAGTCGCTGTAGCCGCGCAGGGTGGACCGCTCCATCCGCCGCCCGGTCTTGCAGCGCACCTCGCAGTGGTCGAGCCAGCTTTTCGCGGCCCCGGCCACCGTCGTGCTGTCGCTGTCGGCCAGATAAGTGTGGTTGGCGACCAGGGAGCGGACCTTCACCAGATAGACATCGGCGTCCTTGCGGCGCGGGAACAGCTTGGACCGGCGCTTGCCCGCCTGGTCGGTGAAATCCACCTGCCAGCGGATAAGGCCCGAGGGCAGCGTGCGTTTGCGGATCGTGGCCATGATTTCCCTCCATGAGCGTAAAAAATAGGAACGGTTGTCAACGCGCGCGAATGGCGTTAGAAACCGCCTGACAGACACTTGCAATGAACTGTTGCGTGTGTAAAGCCCTTGTTCATGAACGGAGCCCTTAACAATGACAGCCAACGAACGGAGCGGTGCGGAAGACCCCGAAACGTTCCTTTATGGCGACACGGAAGCGGTGGCAGCATCAGGCATGCCCGTGCCGTCCCTGCGTGTCTTGAAGACTGCCGGGGCCATTCAGGCCCAGAAAACACCCAAGGAGCATGGCGGCTTCAAACGCATGTGGCACGAGGAAGATGTGCTGATCGCCTCGATTGGTGCCGCGATGAGCGAACATTTCGCATGGAACATCCGGATCGTGGCAGAGGCGATGGCCAAGACAAGACCGGGTACATGGGCCGCGCTGGTAGCCTCGATTTCCGGGACTATTTCACCCGAAGAGGGCGCGCTGATCCGATCATCGTCAGACGACTGGCATCTCGACCTGATCGACCGAAAGATTCTGTTCCTGCGGGTGCCGCCGCTGTTCGCCACCCTTTTCTTCGATGCACCGCCCCGAGAGACCAACCTGATCCTCGGCTACGCAACATCAAAGGACACGTTCAGGATGCTGCCGTGGCTGCTTGGCAGTCCGGATGGTCGCGCCAAGCTCGCGACCATCACTTCACCGGCGCAGATCACGACCGCCGAACGAGCCTACAAGCTGGCCATGGCAACCCGCGCCAACGCGCTGAGCACCGCCAGCATCGACATCAGCATGCAGGTTCGCGCCGCCTGGCGCCGCCTCCACGGACTTGACGCCCACTTCCTGCAAGAAGCCCTGCCCCCGAAAGGAACTCCCAGTGACGCAACATCCCGGCCCCACCCAAAAGATGCAACAGACAGCGACTGAGGTGACACTCGGCGATGACCTGCTTCGCGGGGCAGACGAAATCGCCAAGTTCATGTTCGGCGACGTGAAGCATCGCCGCAAGGTCTACTACCTGACCGGTGAGGCACCGAAGGGCATGCCGCACTTCAAGATGGGATCGGTGATCTGCGCACGCAAAAGCACACTGCTCAGCTGGGTCGCACAGCAGGAGCGTTTCACCCCGGGCGAATGACAGCCATCGCAAATGTCCTGAGGTCCGCGACCCAGTCGCGGGCTCCATCTCCCATCAGAAACATAGCGAAGCCCCGCCCCATGACCCTGCAGGACCATCCGCTCGACTTCAACGACGTGCCGCCTGCCCGCAAGGCGCGCGGCACCACCCGCATGTCGGTGGCCCGGCTGGCGGAACTGCTGAACGACCGGATCGGTGATCTTGCCGTTGCCCTGCTCGGCACCCCGAACCGAGAACTGTCCAGCCAGCAGCAGCTTCGCTTCGGGACCAAAGGCAGCGTGGCGGTAGAAATCGCGGGCAAGGATGCCGGGCGCTGGTATGACCACGAGGCAAGCACCGGCGGCGCTGGGCTGGAACTGATCCGCCATCACTTCGGCCTCGACGAAAAGCCCGCGTGGGATTGGGCGCGGCACTGGCTGGGTGAAGCAGCGATGCCTTCTTCCTTGGCCGCAAAACCGGCCCCCGCACCTGCCTCGGGCGCGGCCCGGCCCGTTGACCTGTCTGATGCTGAACGCGCCACCAAGGTCGCGGAAATCGTCCGTCAGACCGAAAGCCCGAACGGCACCCCGGCCCACGCCTATCTGCACGGGCGCGGGATCGCCATTCAGCCGCCTGACTGCATCCGGTTTCGTCAGAACGCCTATGGCAGCTATGGCGCTATGGTCGCGCTGGCCACCGATGCAGCTGGTGAGGTTCTGGCCATCCAGCAGGTCTATCTGACCGCCGAAGGCAAGAAGGCCCCGCTCGATCCCGTCAAGCGCACCAACAAGGCGGTCGAGGGCTGGGCCGAACGTTCCGCCGTGCGTCTGCCGGGGCGCGAACCGCTGGTGCTCTGCGAGGGGGTCGAAACCGCGCTGTCGATCTGGCAAGCGACCGGTCAGGAGGTCTGGGCCTGCCTCGGCATCTCGAACATCGCCCGCGCGCCCATCCCCGAAAAGGCCATGGTGATCATCGCCCGCGATGGCGATGCGCCCGGCAGCAAGGCCGAGAGCCAGATCCTGCGCACCGCCAGCACTCTCATTGCACGCGGGATGACGGTGCATATGGCCACCCCGCCCGAGGGCGAGGATTTCAACGACATCCTGGTGCGCGAGGGCGAAGACGCTGTCCGCAGTCGCATCGCAGCAGCCGAGCCTTTGCGCGCCGACCAGGCCGATAACCGTCGCAAGGATCTCTATATCGGGTCAGACGTCGAGATCGCCAAACGTGTCCGCGAAGACCTCACCGCCCGTCACGGGCGCATGGTCCATGCCGAGGGCGCGTTCTGGCGCTATAGCGGCACTGAGTGGGAGGCAATCGAGGACCATCTGATCAGGCTTCCGGTCCATGCCTACGATGGCGCGGATTTCATGACGGCGGCGGGCGAACCCTCGCGCGTCAAGCTGAGCAGGTCCCGCGTGGACTCGGTGCTGAACGAATGTGCCGCCCTTTGCGCAGAACCGGACTTCTTCGAAAACCCGCCCGCCGGGATCAACTGCGCCTCTGGCTTCATCCGCTTTGATGTCGCTGGCACGCCCCATCTTGAAGCGCATCACCGCAATAATCGCTGCCGCCACACCCTGCCCGGCCATTGGCATGCTGGCATGCCGGGCACAGCGCCCGAAGGCTCCTTGCTGCACCTTCTGCTGACCGGCAGCTTCAAGGGCGACCCCGAGGCGCAGGCAAAATGCGATCTTCTGGCAGAGATTTGCGGATCGGCGGCGCTGGGCTATGCGACCCGCCTGCTACAGCCCCGCGCCGTCGTGCTGCATGGCAGGTCGGCCGAGAACGGCAAGAGCCAATTTCTTGATCTCGCCCGCGGCCTCCTGCCCCCCAGCGCCATCTGCTCCGTTCCTGCCTCGCAAATGGGGGACGAGAAGCATGTCCTCGGCCTGGTCAGTAAGCTTCTGAACGCATCCGACGAATTGTCAGCAGAAGCCATCGCGTCAGACGCCTTCAAGGCCGTCGTGACCGGCGATCCCATCCAAGGGCGCGATGTCTACAAAAGCCGGGCCGAGTTCCGGTCGGTGGCACAGAACCTCTTTGCCACGAACACCCTGCCTGGATTCAAGGGGGGCGTGGACCGGGGTGTCCAGCGCCGCCTGCTGGTGATCCCCTTCGCCCGAACAATCCCGATCCCAGAGCGGATCCCGGGCATCGGCAAACGGATCGCCTCCGAAGAAGCCGATCTCCTGTTGGCATGGGCGGTCCATGCCGCAGCGCGTCTGATCCGGCAGCGCAATTTCGCCATCCCCGAAAGCTGTCAACAGGCGCTGATCGAGTGGGTGCTGGGCGACGACCCGGTGCTGGCCTGGATCGACGCCTGCGTGAGGGTGCAGCCCATCGTGAACGGCGGCCCGATGCTGGCCACCCGCGATGCGCACCTCAGGTTTCAGAACTGGGCGCTGGCCGAGGGCTTCAAGACCGAGAAGCTGCCCGCGATCAACGGCTTCGTGCAGCGCGTCCAGGCCCAGGTGGCAGGGATCCAGCACAAGCGCACCAGCACGGGGCGGTTCTTCCTCGGAATCACAGTGACGCAAGGGTGACGCAAGAATGACGCGATTTTCCCTGCAACCCATTGAAAGTGTTGAGATGACGCACTTGGCCCGAACCTTTTCATATAAGGAGGAAACCCACACAACCCTGAATACACATTACCCCCTTTATATAAATGTTGTTCGGGATGGTGCGTCATCTCAACACTATCAACTACTTAAGCCCCGAAACCCGTCATTTCCGCGTCACTCTTGCGTCATGCGCCGCGCCCGACGGGCGGGCTTGAGGGGCGTCAATCGGGAAGGATCGGGAAAGCGGCGGTTCCTTTTGGGCCGATTTGTATGTGGGGGAGCACAGCGCATGACCCCTCCAGCGTCAGGGGGCGAATTTGACTAAACTCAACACCTCCGAAACCAAGACCGCCTTCGCCACACGCGTCGGCCTGACCAAGGGACGCATCTCGCAACTGGTGGCCGAGGGGCTGCCGGTGCGCGGCGATGGCCAGATCGACGTGGCGCTGGGCCTGGCATGGATCGAGGACAATCTTGATCCGGCCAGACGCAACAAGGGTGGAACTGTCGCCCCTGCGCGCAGCGGCATCACATTGGCCGAGGCGAAGCGTATGCATGAAATCGTCAAGGTGCAGCGCGCCAAGCTGGCGTTTGAGCGAGAACAGGGTCAATTGATCGAAACCGTTGCCGCCACCCGCACGGTGTTTGCCCGCGCCCGCGCCGAACGCGACGCCCACATGGCTTGGGTCCAACGCACAGCGCCACTTCTGGCCGCCGAGGTCGGGGCCGATCCGCGCGCGACCTTCGCCGCCCTCGACCGAATGATGCGCGAACATCTCGAGTACCTGGCCGACATGCCGCTTGGGAGTTTTGGCGATGGTGCCTGAAATCGACCTCGCCTGGCGGCGCGGCATCAGACCAGAACCGCCAATCCCCGTGTCGGACTGGGCCGACCGCAATCGCATCTTGCCACCGACCTCCGCCGAACCGGGGCGCTGGCGCACAGACCGCACGCCCTACCTGCGTGCAGTGATGGATGCGCTGTCTACCTCCAGCCCCTATGAACGGGTCGTGCTGATGAAGGGCGCGCAGACCGGAGGGTCAGAGGCTGGGCTGAACTGGCTCGGCTACATCATTCAGAACGCCCCCGGCATCGCCATGCTGGTGATGCCGTCGCTCGACATGGTGCGGCGCAACACGACCGTGCGGATCGACCCGCTGATCGAGGCGACGCCCGCTTTGCGCGATCTGGTTTCTGCACCCCGGTCGCGCGATGCCGGGAACAGCTTGTTCCGCAAATCCTTTCCCGGCGGCCAGTTGGTGATGACGGGTGCCAACAGCGCGGTGGGCCTGCGATCCACGCCCGTGCGCTACCTGTTCCTGGACGAGGTGGACGGATATCCCGGCGATGCCGATGGCGAGGGCGACCCCGTTGATCTGGCGATCCAGCGTACCACCACCTTCCGGGGACGGCGCAAGATTTACATGGTCTCGACACCCACCCTGAAAGGCCACTCCCGCATCGAGGCCGCCTTCTTGGACAGTGACCGCCGCTACTACCATGTCCCCTGCCAGCATTGCGGCGACATGGCGCCGATCACATGGGCACGCATCCGTTGGCCCGAGGGGCAGCGTGACGCCGCCTATATGATCTGCGATGTCTGCGGAGGCGTGCATCACGAACACGAAAAACCTCGGCTTCTGGTCGCTGGCGAATGGCGGTCAACCGCGCTGGGCGATGGCCGTACTGCAGGGTTTCACCTGTCGTCGCTCTATTCGCCGTGGGAAACATGGGCCGAAATTGCAATGGATCATGCGCGCGTCGCCAAGGACCCGGCCCGCCTGCAAGTCTGGGTCAACACCAAGCTGGGCGAGTCGTGGGAGGACCAGGCGGGTGATACCGTCCCTGCCGATCCACTGATGGCGCGGCGCGAGGATTGGGGCCCCGACCTCGCCCCCGGCGTGGCGGCGCTGACGGCTGGCGTCGATGTGCAGGGCGACCGGATCGAGGTGCAGATCGTCGGCTGGGGCCGGGACGAGGAGGCATGGGTGATCGACTACCGCGTGCTTTGGGGCGACCCTTCCGGCCCGCGCCTCTGGTCCGACTTGGACGGCGTGCTGAACGGCAGCTATGGCGACCTGCCCGTGCGTGCCGTCGCCGTGGACACCGGCGGCCACCACACCAAGATGGCCTACGAGTTCTGCCGCACCCGCCTCGCCCGTCGCATCTGGGCGATCAAGGGCCGTGGTGGCCCCGGCATCCCCGTCTGGCCCCGCCGACCCACCCGCACCAACAAGGGCAAGATCCCGCTGTTCATCGTCGGCGTCGATGCCGTGAAGGACGCGGTCTTCGCCCGCCTGAAACTGACCGAGCCCGGCCCCGGCGCCATCCACTTCCCCCGCCGCCTCGACGCCGACTATTTCCGCCAGTTGACCGCCGAACGCGTCGTCACCCGCTTCGATAAGGGCCGCCCGATCCGCTCCTGGCAACCCAAACGCGACGGTGAACGCAACGAGGCGCTGGACACCTTCGTTTACGCCCACGCCGCCCTGCATGGCCTGATCAGCATGGGGATGCGGCTGAATGAAGAGGCAGGGGGAAAGGTTATGCTAGCCACAACGCCTGCGCGCAATGCAATCCGGTCGTCGTGGGTCATGCGGTAAGGCATTCTCCATAAACCACCCTCAACATGAGCGACTGCAGTTCTGAGCCGGAAAATTTTCCCCTCGAACGCCCCCTTGTGCCACTGGCTCCCGTCTGATTTGATCTGACGGAACTGTGATGGGAAGAACATGCGTTCACCAGGAAAAGACATTGTGGAAATGTTTGGCTTTGCGCCAGACGACGTAAGCGACGATAGCAGGGGTATCTTTCAAAGTAAGTGTTGTCCCTTCTTGGGTAGCACATGCACAAAAACAAACCATGATCAGTCTGAAATATATGGAACCTGCTCCGTAACGTCTGGCAGGAACGAAGTCATCATTTGCCCCAAAAGGCTCTACGCAAATACATATGAGCCATTCCAGCATGTTAAAACGAGGATCTGGGGCGAGATTCCTCTAATTGTCGGCGGATCAAGCCAGGAACTTCGCCAAAAGGCTCTTCAGCACCCAGAATGTGTTGTCGCATTTGGCCAGAACTCCGGCGGCGAAGTTACTATCAATTCGAACGGAAAACTATCTATTGACTGGATTCTTCAAAGATACCAGAAGACTGCGGGGCGATTAATGCCAGTCGACTTCGCGGCTTTAGAGGTCCAGAGCATTGATATCACAGGCAACTACAGAGACAACTTTCTCGCCTACAAGAGTCTGCGGGAAGGGCGACGTGTTAACTTTGTCCCACCGGCGGGCCACGGCCTCAACTGGGCCAATGTCCACAAGCGTCTCATTCCTCAAATAATAAGAAAGGGAAACATCTACCATCACATGGGACGGTGCGTGGCCTTCGTGTTCGTACTTCCCAAGATAGTATACGAAAAATTTGACGAAATTCTAGGCGACGTCGAAGAAGAGCAGAGCCACTCCCGCGAAAACCTAACCGTTTTCACCTACTCGCTTGGAAAAATAACCCCCGCTGGAAGTATACGCGGACTCGTTTTGGACGGGGTAAAGCACCATTCGCTCGCGAATATTGTTTTTGCCTTTTCAAGCAATACACAGGATGGAGCGCCGGAAGCACTTGAAAGCAAACTGAAGACTCTTCTGTATTAAACCGCCAGCGATAGTTGATTTGATATCCATGGCGAGCTCTCTTCCTTTGAGCATTCCTGACCAGATTCGAATCGGCTCAAACATTCCACTAGTCTGAGGCCAATTTCGCGAGCGAAAAGAGGTGGAACAGCGTTCCCTACCTGCTCGTACTGCTCAGTCAATGAACCAAAGAACTGAACGCGATCCGGGAAAGACTGAATTCTGGCAGCTTCTCTCACGCTTAAGACCCTTTCCTGATTGGGGTGAACATATGTTCCCCAGTGAGGATCGCACTTAGTTAAAATTGTGCTCCCCAGTTGATCAAGATGCAACCGTCCATACCTTTTCGTGTGATCAGACCGTCGTGCCCGCTTCATGCCTTTTGGCAATAGTTCGTGAGGTATGTCGCGCCATGAACCGCCCGGTGGGATGTGCTTTAGACGCTCAAGGTTGACCTGCCCGAGTCGCGCGCACTGATGGTTTGCTACAGTGATACTGTCATCTCTCAGTCGAGCTTGATAGACGCTTTGGGGTTCAGCTTGATAACTACAAATAAGGTCACCTCCACCGTTATCAATTGGCGGCAAATCTGATATTGCATCCCCGACATTGACAAACGAATGTAGCGCGGCGCGCCTTACCGCTGCGAAGTCGAGCACAACGGACTTCGACAGAAGCGTTGTGGTGAAATTTGCTCGACCTTCGGCAAAAAACTTTGGAATTGGAAACAACGCGAGAGGCTCGATTCCAATCCTATTCGCCAAGATTATCGTTCGCCAGCGAGCCTGCGGAACCCCATAGTGCGGAGCAAATAGAACTCTAACGTCAGCCTGATAGCCAAGACTGCGTAACGCGAGTAAAATCTCTTGAACGGTCTGGCCACGCTCGAAAGAGATCATTCCTGGCACATTTTCTATCAGAATGAACTTGGGAGAAAACTCCTCAGCAAACCTAAGGTAATCGCGAAATAGGTGGTTTCGCTCATCCTCGAGCGACCGTTTCGGGGCATTGATGCTAAAGCCCTGGCAGGGCGGTCCACCAGCTAAAAGATCCAGTTCCCCTTGTACAAGACCGAGACCGCGACGAACTGCGCCCGCATCAACTCCCCGAATATCACCGGTTTCGACCTCAGTGTCGGGGTGCGATTTCTTGAGCGTTTCCGCATAACTCGGCGATAGTTCGTTGGCGAACAGACTGTGGAATCCCGCCAGCTCAAGACCAGTCGAGAGACCGCCAGCGCCCGCAAAAAGATCGATGTGAGTCAGCAAGTTGTGCACTCCGTGTCACTTGTGGCTATCTGTAGCATAGTCTCACCGAGTGCAGCAACGCTGCACTGGTCCGGTTCCCGACCCTTGCCCCCGTGACGTAGCCCCTCCGAAGCCGAAGCTAGACGAAGCGTTCAAGCTCTTGCCGTCTCTTGAACGCGACAGCAGGCAGCACCTCTGAGCCTCCGCGAGCGGCGTAGACGGCCCCCACGATTCGCTATAGGCACAAGTGAGAAATGGGGCCTTCTAAGGGACGAAAATCCGGATGTGTAGTGTCGTCGTTGAGCACTTAACAGATAACCTTCCGCACCTGCGAGAACTGTTTGTCAACCTTGCTCCGATATCACCGCTTGTTAAGAAGGAGGTGCCACTTCCTTTTGCCGTCACTGAAATTGTTGTTTCGCAGATGCTGTCGGGGTCCTCTGCAGACGCCATTTTTTCAAGAATCCTCGAAAAGACCGAATGCAGTATTTCTGGCGTGCCTTGGCGACTTTCAGAAATAGAATTGGCGGCCTGTGGCATTAGCAAGCGAAAGGCGTTTGCAATCGTAAGTTTTGGAAGACACTTCGAGGAAGATCCCACAAGGTTTGAACGTTGGTTGGGCCTTGATCACGAAGCCCTCGTTGTTGAGGTAAGTAGGTTCTGGGGCTTGTCGCGATGGAGCGCTGACATTTTAGCTCTGTCTTACTTTGGCAATCCTGACGTTTTCCCCACTTCAGATGGGACACTAAATCGAGCGATAAAGGCAGCTGTTGCCCACACGAGCGTTCCTCTTGCAAAGTGGAACCTCGAATATGCAAGCCCCTACCGATCGTACTTGGCGCGATACTTGTGGAAATCCATAGACACTGGATACTGGGCTAAGGCTGCGAAGCCTTGAGCAAACTTTACTAACATTCCCAATAGCTTGCCGCCCCCTTCGCATGCGGTTCTCCCAGCATGCGCAGCCTGCTTCACCGTCTATTCGCCCGCCCCGGCACCCGTGCCTTTGGCGCAGCGGGTGGTGGTCGGTGTTGGGAGGGTGCGCGGTTGCCGAGCTTTCCCGGCCATTCCCAACGGCTCTGATACCCCTGAGGCGCTGGAAATGAGACAATTCGCGCCATGCGGACGCTCATTCATCGCCTTTTCGGCCTCACGCGCACGCGCGGCTTTGATGCTGCGGGTGGTGGTCGGCGTTGGGAGGGCGCGCGCACCGTCGATGGCCTGAACACGGCGATCCTCGCGGGCGCAACCACGGCGGCGCGTCGGGCCGGGTGGTATGCGCGCAACAATCCTTGGGTCGCGGCGGCAGTCGACAGCCTGGTGGGCAATGTGGTCGGAGCGGGGATCAAGCCGCAATCCACACATCCTGATCGCGCGGTGCGTGAACGGCTGCAGGTGCTCTGGCTGCGCTGGACAGATCATGCTGATCCAGGTGGGCTTGCGGATTTCTACGGGCTGCAGGCCATGGCCGTGCGAGCGATGATCGAGGGCGGTGAAAGCTTCGCCCGGCTGCGTGTCGTGCCCGATGCCACGGCTGTCCCCTTGCACATCGATCTGTTGGACCGGGACCAAGTGCCGCTGGACCTGCATCGTGACATTGGTGGTGGCGCGCGCATCCGGGCTGGCATCGAATTCAACGGCGCTGGGCAGCGCACCGCCTATTGGGTGATGCGGAACCGGCCCGGAGATCCTCTGACGTCGCTGCGACTGGAACCTCTGCGCATCCCCGCCACCGATTGCCTGCATCTGTTCAAGCCTCTGGCGGCTGGCCAGTTACGCGGGATCACCTGGCTCGCGCCAGTGCTGCTACGGCTGCATGAACTGGACCAATTCGAGGATGCCGCGCTGGTGAAGGCCAAGGTGGCGGCTTTGTTCACCGGCTTCATCACCGATCCCGACGGCACGGCGGGCGGCCTGACCGGCACCAACACCAACGGCGCGCTGACCGTGGGTATGGAACCCGGTAGCCTGATCCCCCTGCCGCCCGGTACCGACATCCGCTTTTCCAATCCGACCGAGAGCGACGCCTACGGCCCCTTCGTCAAAAACCACCTGCGCGCTGTGGCTGCGGGGATGGGCCTGCCATACGAGCTGGTCTCAGGCGATCTGGAGGGCGTCACCTATTCCTCGATCCGTGCCGGGCTGATCGAGTTTCGCCGTCGGGTTGAGCAGTTGCAGCACAACGTCGTGGTGCATCTGTTCTGCCGTCCAGTCTGGGAACGTTTCGTGCGGCTGGCGGTACTGTCCGGCGACCTTCCCGCCCGCGATTTCGACCGCGATCCTGCGGCGTATCTCTCCTGCGAATGGCTGCCGCCCAAGTTCGATTACGTCGATCCCAAGAAGGATGTAGAGGCCGAAATCCTCGCCATCAACGCCGGTCTCAAAAGCCGCCGCCAGGCGATTTCCGAACGCGGCTACGACGCCGAACAGGTCGATGCCGAGATTGCTGCGGACAAAGCGCGCACAGATGCGCTGGGCTTGAGCTTCGGCGTTCCGCCAGCCGCCAAGGAGGATCTTCCCGATGAATGAAAATATCCCGCTGCTGACCCGCCGTGCGGACCTGGCCCCAGCCAGCGCCGATCGCGATGCACGCACTGTCGAGGTGGTCTGGTCCACAGGCGCGCCCGTGCGCCGCCGCGACATGGCCGGCCAGTATGTCGAACGCCTCAGCCTTGCGCCGGAAGCGGTGGACCTGTCGCGCCTGCAAGGGGCCAGCGTGCTCGACGCCCACCGTCAATCCGCTGTCCGCGATGTGCTGGGCAGCGTGCAATCCGCCAGCGTCGATGGCCAGCGCGGCACGGCGCTGATCCGGTTCTCGGCCCGGCCCGAGGTGGAACCGCTCTGGCAGGACGTGCTGTCGGGTATCCTGCGCCATATCTCCGTCGGCTATTCGGTCGAGGACTGGTCCGAGACCACCGAGAACGGCGCGCGCGTCCTGACCGCCGTGCGCTGGACCCCCCACGAAATTTCCCTGGTGCCGACGCCCGCAGACCCGGGTGCCCATATTAGAATGGAGAACAATATGCCCGATGATATCCGGAGCACCGTTGCAAACGACAACGGTGCAAATACCCGCGCCACGATCAACACCGAGATCAGGTCCATCGCCCGCATCGCCGGGCTGGACCAGGCTTGGATCGACGGCCAGATCGATGCTGCCGCCGATGCCGACACCGCCCGGCATGCCGCCTTCGATGCGCTCGCCAGCCGCAGCGCGCCAACCATCCGCACCGAACAGGTCCGCGTCGAGATCGGCGAGAGCCAGGACGACCCGGCCCTGCGCGCACGCCAGATGGGCGAGGCGCTCTATGCGCGGATCAATCCCCGGCACCAACTGTCCGACCCGGCCAGGCGCTACGCTTATGCCACGCCGGTGGACATGGCCAAGGAACTGTTGACGCTGCGGGGCGAGTCCACCATGGCGCTGTCTCCTGCCAGCCTCGTCACCCGCGCACTGCACACCACTTCAGATTTTCCCATCATCCTCGGGGACACCGTGGGCCGCGTTCTGCGCGATGCCTACCAGGCAGCCCCTTCTGGCATCCGCCGCCTCGGCCGCCAGACCACTGCGCGGGATTTTCGGTCGGTCAACAAGATCATGCTGGGCGAAGCCCCGCTTCTGGAAAAGCTGAACGAGCACGGCGAGATCAAGGCCGGGACCATAGCCGAGGCGCGCGAGGCCTACAAAATAGAGACGTGGGCGAAGAAGATCGGCATCACCCGGCAGGTGCTGGTGAACGATGACCTCGGGGCATTTTCGGACCTCGCCCGCCGCATGGGTCAGGGCGCGGCCGAGACAGAGGCGCGGATCCTCGTGACCCTGCTGGAGGCCGACAGCGGCAACGGCCCAACCCTGTCGGACACCAAGGCTCTGTTCCACGTCGACCATGGCAACAGGGCAGGCACCGGCGCGGTGATCTCCGATGCGACGCTCTCTGCCGCCCGGCTGGCGCTGCGGACGCAGAAGGGCATCGATGGCCGCATTGTCCGCGTGACGCCGAAAAATCTACTGGTCCCGCCTGCGCTGGAGACCGTGGCCGAGAAGTGGCTGGCAACAATCGCACCCGCCACCGCCGCCGATGTGAACCCCTTCTCGGGGGCGATGTCGCTGGTGGTAGAACCCCGCCTCTCGTCGGCGACCCGCTGGTATGTCACCGCAGATCCCGGTGAGATCGACGGTCTGGAGTTCGCCTACCTCTCGGGCAACGAAGGCCCGCAGGTTGAAAGCCGGTCTGGCTGGGACGTGGACGGCGTGGAAATCCGGGTGATCCTGGACTTCGGCGCAGGCTTTATCGACCACCGCGGCTGGTTCATGAACGCCGGTGCGTGAGGATGGCTGACCTCGCCCAACTCACCGCCTGGCGCGACGCCCTGATGGCCGCCCGCTATCAGGGCATCCGCACCGTAGAATACGACGGCAAGCGGGTGACCTATGCGACCGACGCTGAAATGGCGGCC